CGTTTTGAGCCGTTTTGACCCCGTTTTAAGCACATTTAGAGCAAATTTGATAAATACTATTATATACAACGCAATTGTATATACAAACATAACGCAATATAGGAGAAAAACAATGCAAAAAAATATGTTTAATACAACAATGATAGACATCAGCATAGATAAATTGCTGGATCGTTTATACAAAATACAAACACACTTGGAACACATCAAGCACAGCAACGGGGCGGATGTTATAGCTGTGGATGAATCAATATTGGAAGCAATATATGATTGTGACTTTGAGGATCACTATGATTCAACAGCACCCTCAATAAGCAAACAACTTAAAATTGTAGAAGGAGGGGCTCAATAATGACAAAACAAAACAAGTATCAATTTGAAATATGGGCAACGCAGACACTTAAACTGCCTTATATAATAGAAGCAGAGTCACTTGAAGGAGCAAAGCAGGATATGATTGACTTATACAAGCGGGACTATTGCGAACTTGAAGCAGATGTAATAACAGATGGCAAGCAAAAACAGTTTGAGCTTGACATATATGACGAGAATGATGAGAAGCTTGTATCAGATGGGAGGATCAACAGTGACTTACAGGCGTAAAATAATAGCACATATGGGCAACAATCAGAACAATGAATACAGGGGTATTGACTTTATAGTGCCAGGTCCAGGCAAGATATCTATAAGTTGGACAGAGAAACGCAAGAAACAAAAGGAGGAACACACGCAAACTTGCGACAAAAATAACACAACACAACAACAACAAGCATAAATATTATACTATTGTATGCTAAAGTAGTAGCAATTGTAACACGCAAAGCAGTTGCTACTACAACAAAACACACACACAAACACACACACATATACAAGCACAGCAAAAAAACAGTCAATATCAGGCTATATTTTGCAGTTTTGACAACAATTTGCTAAATATATATAAAGCAAATAGGAGAAACACGCAATGAATATAAACAAAAAAGATTTAGATTGGATATGCGACACATTGTTATTGTTGTTATCAGATGATTTCAGTGTAAAGCATTTTAATAAACTGCGTCAGTCAGATGGCTTGGACGTAGAAGTAGAAGAAGCAAAGCAATATATTTGGAAGAGGCTTGTAAAAGATTTAGCTGACGTGCAACAACAAGCACATAAAGAATCAAGCATACAAGCATTGAGAAACAAAGTAATGAACTTACAAAAAGATATTGACAGCAACAACAAAGCAGTATTAGACAGTTATAAACAAGAAGACAACAACTAACATAGGCAAACATAGGCACGCAATAGGCAAACATAGGCTATATAACACCCTCATAAGAACAAACATAGGCGTTGATAACACCCGCACAATTGTTATAAATTAGGTGTCGTTGATGTTAGCGTTAGTAACATTAGATTAGAACTATTAGCACAGCAAGGCTGAGAGTGCTATTAAAAATCACGTATGTATGGTAAGCGGAACGAGCCAAGTTCATATAATCTATAAACACATCAGGGCGTAAGCCTTCCTATGGGTTCAGTATAAGCAACAAATTCAATAGCAGAAACTTAAAATAGACGCAAGTCTATTTTAATAACAAGTGCGTAGCACTTGATTTTGCTTCATAATTCACCCGTTTGATAGCAAAAAATCACGTTTTAGATAAATATTAGTATGGATCATAATGAGTTTAATATAAAAGGTTTAGAACAACACACACCTTTAGTAACGCAAAAGATGGACGTTGGTATGAACATAATAAAGAATCAACACGCAAGATTGATTGGGGACTTTTTAGATTGTATAATGAAACAAAGACAATTGGAAAGACGCATAAGAGAAATAGAATATCACTTTCAATTCCTACCACCTTTTATATTTGAAATAGATGATGGAGATAACAACACGCAAACAAGGAGATAATATGTCAAGCAAATACAAAAAGAAATATATGTTACCTATCAAGAGGCACGAAGTAATACTAACAGGCATTGGTGAAAAGCGAGTCAGCAAGTATGGCGGCACCTATAGATATATTTTTGCTTTAGGACCAGATGCTAATCAATTAGACCCAGCAAGTTTAAGTTCGCAAATGCAAAACAAAAGCAATTGGGATCTTATAGTTAAGCTGTTGGAAGATAGAAAGAAATTGTTTTGTGATGATGCTGTAATAGTAACACGCAAAGGCAAACGTATGATTGATTGTGACTTCGTCCCAACTGTAATAGAGATGGGTGATGAGATAGATTTAGAAGCAATTAAATAATCATAAATATTTTAGAGAGGTTAGTTATTTTGACATACAAAATATTTTGTATGACTATTATAATGATAAATATTATTGTTATATAGCCAAAGTAATAACGCATAAAAGCTGTAGTAGATTAATTTTTACTACAGCTTTTTTTTTATTTAAAGCGTATTTTGTGGGTATAGTAATATACCAGATGGGTGTTTAAACACGCTGTAAAGGCGTCTGTGTGCTTCTTTTTTTACAAATAAAACACTATTCCACTAATAAACAACAAAGTATATACAAATACTATAGTCCAGTATATCATTATTAACCAGATAATTTTTCGTATAGTTTGTATATTGCTTGTCTATGTGCGTCCCCAATTGGGTCACCTTGTCCTAATTTCATTTTAGGATCAGCTCTCATTTCAGCAATCTTTTCACGTAAAGAGAGTTGGTCAGTCATTGAACTTTCAGCATTTACAATTGGATTGGGAGCTCTACCAGAGTCCATCAAGTTGTATAGTATTTCAAGTCCATCAGCCGTGTCAGCAATTGGTTGTGTTAAAACGTGTGCTGGTAATTTACTAGCAAATTGTTTAACAGCAGTTAGTCTGCCTTCATATTCAGCACCCCATTTTGATTTCAAGTTTGCATTCTCTTGTTCAAGATCTGCTTTGGGATATTGCTGTGCAACTTGTTGTGATATAGTGTCAAGTTGGTCTTTGTATAAACCCATAACACCTTCAACTTGTTTTTGTGTCATACCCAAGTGCTTAAACATATCTTCTGCTTCTGCTTTGATTGTAGTATCATCAGTCATTTGTAAGTCCAAGTCTTTGGTAAAGTCCCAAGTGTATTCTTTGGGTGCTTTAGGTATGTCATTCATTTTAGTTTCAAGTTCAGTATAGCTTTTAGCTAAATCTTCAGGTGTTTTAAATTTTTCAGGAAGCCAAGCTGGTCTTGTTTCTTCACCTTCAGCTGGTGCTTCTTTAGTTTCAGCACTTGAGTCAGTTGTTAATAACCCAGTGTTAGTATCAGTTGTAGATACTGTTCTATTGTTATCCTCATTATCAGGGATAGCTTGTTCTGTATTTGTATTAGTTTCTTCGCTCATTGTCATTATCCTTTATAATCATATTTGCTTTAGTTTCATTTAGATCCATCATATTTTGTATTCTTGATATCATCTGTCTTTGTGCTTCTTTATATAATGCACTCAATTGATTTGGATTATCAGCACTAATCCTTGTTTGATTAGCTATCCTTTCCAAGTCTTCAAGCACAACAGCACCTTCGCGAGATGTAAATACACGATGGTAAGTTTCTTTCATTTGTTTCATATTAAGTTTCATAATGTATTTCTCTTATGTAGTTTTTGCTTAAGGTTTTAAATCCAATACGATTCATAACCCTATCCATTGCTGGACTATCACGCCAAGCATTTAACACAATAGCTTTTGCTTCACGCTCAATACCCCATTGTTCAAGTGTATTAAACAAAGTTCTAATATGTGTTGGTGTGCATTTTTTATTAGTAAGTAGGCCAAGTATAGCAACGTCACAGCGATTATACCATCTGTTTTCTTGCAATTGTGCTACTAACACGCAATGGATATATCCATCGTTGGCCTCAACTGAACGAGCAAAACCATAACCTGGATACAAAGTTTCTGTATTGATTAGTTCATTTAGAAATCTATCACAGTATTCATCTTTAGCATAGTTGTTTTTAGGATCTTCAACAAATGATTTAACCATTTGTTTTAATGCTTCGCGTCTCTCTGGAGACCTGTAATAGGCGCCTGGCTTAATATTCATAGTTCGTTTCGTTTCGTTTAGTTAGTAATATTTATACAATAGGACCTGTTGGTGGAACCGTTTGTCCCGCAGGTTGTTCTTGTATAGATTCTGTAGCTTGTTGAAGTAATTGACTTTGTTGTTGAGCTTGTAATTTTTCTTGAACTTGTTGCTCATCCAATATTACTTCAGGGCTCATATCACCATCACGTAATATCTTACGTGCTAATGCTGATACGTTTATTTGTGCAATAGCTTCTGGTCCTAACTGTGATACAATTTGTAGTATTTGTAAATCTCTTTGTATCTCTGCCATACTAATACCTTTTTTAACAGCAGAATTTACAACGATTTCAAACCTTGTGCCATCGTTAATAAAGTCAGGAAGTTCGCCTCTTGCTTGTAGTCTTTTAATTAGATTCTTTATCATAGGACGTAATAGTTCTTGTTCTAAACGTAATCCACTTGGTCCTATCTTTCTATAAAATTCAGCCTGTCTAACTTGCACTTCAAAAGCTGTCATTTGCTGACTGCTTTCTGGTGGAACTATATGATCATTGTAAAGAATTTTATTAATCTTTCTTCTTTGATCTTCAACAGTTTGGAATGTTATTTGAAAGTTCCCTGGGAAAGGAACAGGTTGTAATAAACTATCAACTGTGATACAATCACCTGGAGATAGTTTTATATTATTGGTATTGACTGTGCTTTCACTGCCGTCAATCTGCCAACAACCTAAACCAGCAAATGCATTTTGTTGCATTATAAGTTGCGTGGCCTCGTTAGCTACACGTATATGAGGTAGCGCCTGTCTCACAGGGCTATCACCTAATGTGCTTCCCAAAGTCTTGGAGAATCTAAACACCGTAAATAATTGTGATGGTGTTTTCTTTTCTTCTAATAGTTTTAATCCTTCTTGCATAAACACTCTATACATCATACTTTTATCTGATGGAAGTTTTAAACAAGCTTCAAGTATTTTAACTTTTGCATTTGGATTTGTGTCTGCTAATGTTTTTACTTTATCTGGAACTGTTGATGGATACTTGTCAATTAAGTATTGTGCTGGTAAAGAGTGTGATCTAAACACAGTATCAACTTCACCTTTATAGTTGTCAAGGAAAAATAGTTGATGTATAGGAACTGCAACAAAGTCAATACCTTCATCATTTTCTATCATTGTAATTGCACCTGTGCCTGATATAACTGAATCAAGTAATGCTTCACTTATAGCAACATAGAATCCACTATCTCTAATAGTTTTAAATACAACCTTGTTGGCCATATCTAACATTTTTCTAATGTCTGGAGCCACAGTTGCTTTTAGTTCATCACGCACATCAACGTGTGCCCATTGTTGATTTTGTGGAATCAACATTGTTAAGATAGTAGAAACTAAATTGGATACAGCATCTGGGGCTGTCCCATCAAACAATTTCTTTCTATCTGTCTCACCTTCATCAGCACGATTTATATCTCTGTTTGGAAATGTAAATTTATATGCTTCTGATATTTCGTCTTCGTGCGGATCCTTTACAGCTTTCGCTTGGTTCCATATTTTCTTAATTACGTTTGTGTCCATAGTTTAGTATCCACTGCCGACGTTACCTAAAAGTGTTCTGGATGTTCTTGGACCTAATGCATCGTCCGTAATACCCATATAACTTGCGCCGCCTCGTCTTGTAATCAATGTTCCTCTGCCTCTTTTCTTTTTAAGAGCTTTAGTTAAATTATTAGCGGCATCATTTTGTTTCATACGTTGCTCAACTAATAACTCTTTAGATTCTCTTTCAGCTCTGATCTTATCTTGAGCCGCGGCAATATCTTGTGGGCTTGGTGCAGGTGGAATTTTTGGCATTAAAAAACTCATATTACTGCACTCCCAATTTGTTTGATAATTGATTAATTAAACCTAATAGGCCTCTTCTTTGACCTAATGCGGCTGTTTCAACACCCAATGGTGTTCCTCTTTTAGTAACCAACGACCCACGTCCTCTTGTTAATCTGCCTCTTCTTGCAACACCCAAGTCTTGCACTTTAGTAGTCATACCTTGTGCGCCGCCTGATATTACTGGAGGTGGTGGAGGTGGTGGTGGTGGTGGTGGTGGAGGTGGCGGAGGGGGTCTAAAAAACCCGCCCATAGTTTGTGCTATGGGGCCGTTATATTCAAAAGAATCTTCTTCAATAACGTTGCCATCTTTATCCCACACTATTTTGTTGTAAATCTTTGTCATAATTATGATCCTTTTATATGTGTGTTAGCGTCCTAACTTTGTATTTATTTATCATTTAATGTAGATATTTTGGAAACTGTGCCGTTATTCATCATAGTAGTTGATTGTATTGCAGGGATTCTTGTGATATCTACCATTGGTTCTGGTAAGTGAGATATAGCTTCAGCTACAGCATCTATGTGGTCATCGTGTTTATTATTTGGAAAGTCCTCAAGCTCTTCCATAAAGTCTTTTCTATCTAACACACGCTGATGTATATACAACCTACCTATTTTAATAATTGGTTCAAGTGTTTGTGCTATAAACACTTTCTTGTTTTTGCTTCTAAACTTATTAACAAATGTGATTTTTCTTTTCATTTCTTTGCATATTCTACGTGCTTCATTTATTAGTGATGCACTAAAGTTTTCCTCAATAAACACAGTTCCTATTCCATATCTTGCACACGCATTTATGATTTGTTGTATCTGTCTAGTAAAGTCTTTAGTATCTTTATCAACAGCATCCAAACGTATAACATCGTGTATAAACACATTACCTTGTTCATCACGCATTACTACAGCAAATACTGATCTATCACGTGCATACATTCCTGAAGCTGGATCCCAAGCACCTGCCATACGTCTTATGTTTGGAGCATCTTTTTTATCACCAAGTCTAACAACTGGTAAGTATCCACCAAAAGGTTGTGCTAAATGATGCACCATAATTTCTTCACTGTATTTGTGCAGTTGATCTAACTGCATTAATGGTTCATATGTTTTACTTGGTATTAATAGCATCTGTGATTTAAAGTCACCTTCAGTAGATTCATTACGCATTCTTTCCAAAGCGTCCCAACTAAAGTGTCCATCAGGATGATCACCCCAAGCAAGTTCTTGTGTATCTGGATTATATACTGGTATCTTTTTAATAGCATATCCAACATTAATCAAATGATCATATAGTGATTCACTGCTGTGTGGAGTTCCGCACATTAATATATTGGGTGCCATTTTACTAAATTCAGACACACGTTCTTTAATTCTATCACGTGCATCTTTAGTAATGCTGTTATCAGAAACTTCCAAGTCATCACCAATAATCAAGTCAGCGTGTAATCCAGTATATGACGCAACTAAACTAGTAACTGCAACACTTGGATTCAAACTGATTATATCACGTTCAACAGTAAAGTTTTGCACCTGCCATTGATTCAATTCTTTTTTCAAATGTGATGTAAGTGGATTGGATTCTATTATAGAACGGATCATTAGTGAGTTCCGTAGTGCCACATTTCTTTTTGCACTAATAACAATGCAAGTAAAGTTTGGATTCATAAGCAAACGCCACACTACATACAAACAAGTCAAGTGTGATTTACCTGCGTATCTAAATACTTGCAATATACGTCTTGGGTTTGATTGGGTTTGTTCTAACCAATCAGCCATTTCAATATGTATCTGTGGTGTGGTTCTACCGTCTAATAGATTTTGACAATCCACAAATTCGCGGAATGGTATATATTGCATTAAACTAATCCTTGTTAGTTTTTAGCTCTACGATTTCTGCTTGTTGTTTAACCTGTTCAGTTATTCTTGCTTTTGCTTTTGCTAATAAATCGTCTGCTTCTTTTTTAGCCAATTTATTTTTTGCAGTTTGTGATGATGGTATAACACCTGCAATATGTTGTGCTAAAGTTTTTAACAATGCTAAATGGGCCTTACGTGCATTTACAGTAAAAGTTGTTTTTTTAATGTAATGCGGGTCATCTGTTTTAGGCCAAGCCGCATCTGAAAATAGTTCGTGTGCGTGTGATACTTCACTGTCAAAGTATTGTTTAGCCAAATCTTTTAATATGTTTGTGTATTCTAGTGCTTCATCTTTTTTGTCTGTCATTTTAATTTCCTTTACTTTCGTTTAATGAAAGTGGGTGTTAGTTGCTTATGCCATTAGTTCTTATAGATAATATACATAGTCCAAGGAGAACTACAACTAACATCCCACAATACACGCAATTTAGGAGCAAAATTAACTATGTCAAATTAACTTTGCATAAGTATTTATACACAATAAATTAAGGAGTCAAAATTTATGATGAAAGATTATATAAAGGTTTATCCAATATTAAACAAAAAACAATGCTTTGATTTAATTAACAAATACGATTCACTATGTATTCAAGAGGCTACAAGTGCTACAAAAGATGGTAATGTTGTATTAAAAGACCATCGTGATTGTAGTGTTTTACCCGTTGATGATCCAGAAATAGATGCTATATTGTATGAAGCACTAGCAATATACAAGAAAGAATTTCCACTTTGTAATGTAACTAAACGTATAGATTCACAGTTTTTAAGATATGGTATAGGTGGTAAGTTCAATGCACACGTTGATAGCTATGGTGATGCTCCAAGAAGTATATCAATGAGCGTCATATTAAATGATAATTTTACTGGTGGTGAGTTTGCATTCTTTGATAAAACAGGATATAAAGAGTTATTCAACTATCCTGCTGTAGCTGGTGATGTTTTAATATTTCCATCCAACTATATGTATCCACACGCAGTTAAGCCTGTTAAGTTTGGTATAAGGTATGCTGTAGTAAATTGGCTTAATTAAGCTGTAAGGCACCTTAAAATAGGATTAAAGGGGTGTTTTAACTATACTTGTCGTATATCAAAATCAACAGAGTTAAACATCTTATTCATTTTTTTAGCAAGATTAATTGCACTTCCTTTTTGTGCAAAAGCAACACGTTCATACTTACGTATTGGATCGTGTTCAGATGTTCTTCTTATAGTAACGGGTTTGAATTGATATGTTAATATCCACATTACTGTAGGTTCGCAAACTGTAAATGTAAAGCCCAAATCATTTGTAGTAGATAGTAGTGATTTAACTTCTGGTTTCGCCATTTGTTTCTCCTTCTATTTTAAACATATTTGTTATATCTCCTGCATATACATAACTTCCTTGATGTTGCAAATGTATTCTTGGATCCATCCAAATTTTTATATTTTGTTTTTGACATAGTCTTGCAAAAAAATAATCTTCAGATAGATATCGTTTTGATTTTTTAATATGGCTTAATACACCTTGTCCTTCAATGCCTGTGTCAAACAATGCATATAGATGATCCGCCCATTTTGTATTAACAGCTTCAACATCATTTTCATATTTCAATTGTGGATATGCTTTAATTAATTTTTCAATTGCTTTACGTGTTATCAACATAAATCCTGTTCCAGGATCCAACACTTCTAGTAATCCACGATTGTTCAATGTTAATGTTTGTTGTGCTAAATTGATTACAAAGTTATCATTGTGTAGTTCAATAGTTTTTGGATCAGTGTGTCCATCTTTTATTGCACGTATTATACTTGGCCACTTAATTGCTTTTTTAGGATATGCACCACATATAACATCAATGTCTTTATCCATTGTATCCCACAGCATTTTTATAATATAGTCACCTCTAAATCCAATGTCTGAATCAATAAACATTAGATGAGTTGCTTTTGGGTTTGCTAAAAACATAGCAACGCAAATGTTTCTTGCTCTAGTAACCAAACTATCATTAGTAACTGTAGATGTGTGCATAGGTATCCCCGCACTTGATAGTGTTCCAATTGTAGCCATCATTGCTCTATGATATAAATCATTATACAATCCACCAAATGCTGGTGTGGCTATTTGTATTTCATATTTTTGTTCTCGTAATTTTTCTAAATCAATCTGTATAGGTTGATCCATTAGTTCTTTAAATTTATTAACCATACATTTATTTATGCTAAATATATACACTTAATAAAAAAGGAGAAAAATTTTAATGGCAAAAATTACATATTACACATCTGCAAAACAATTAGACGACTCGTGCAAGGCAGGGTTCGCTGGCAGAATGACTACATTTGAAACTTGCGGAATTGATAAAACACAAACAGAAAATAGACAACCTATTAATGCTCAAGTTGTTGATTTACCTACAACTGATATCATATTAGCAGAAGCTATTGCAGTTCAAATGGCATTGGAACACGGACTAGATTTGGGTGCAAATGCTGGAACACGTATTAGTGTTTGGGTTGGACAAGAAAAAACTTTAGAAATTATTCAAAATGATTTAGCTGGTAGAGAGGATAACTTTGATGGTGTTACTAATGAAGTTATACAAACTATTAGAGGACATTTAACAAAGTTAGGTAGAAAAAAAACTTGGCCTATAGTGCAAATGAGAACTAATCAAAATTCTATATCAAGTGAGATAACTGAAGCAGTTGGAAACACAGCACAACAAGTTGAAACTCAAGAAGCAAAGCCAATTGAAAGTCCATTGACTATTGTTGCTAAATTAAGAGAGTCTAGAAAGAACAAGGTTTAGTAATATAAGGACGTGGTTGCATATATGTTTGTGGATCTACGTATCCAGGAATTTTATTATATGTTTGATATTGTCCAACAAAGTTAGTAATATATCTATCTTGTTGTCCAACACAAATTGGTTGAAACTGATATTGTTTTAATATATTATCAGCATCGTTCCATTTATCAACTAAATGCACATCACAATTAATTAATTTTAAATCATCAATACATTGTTCTATAGGTGCTGGGCCTTTATATAAATCTTTTTTGATAAAGGCACACCATCTAGTTAAACTAGTAAATTCTCTAACAAGTTTTAATTTAAAAGGTGTTTCACGCCAATTATCTATTCCAATAGCTATTACACCACGTTTATGTATATTGGCTAATTTAAAGTGTGTTAATTTTCTTTTATCATCATTGACTTTTACTGCACTACCATCATTGTTATATACTAAAAATTTTATCATAGGATAGTATGATGGACCCCATTTGTTTGTTATCATTTGTCGTATTGACATTGTTGCTTGATTTAAAAAAGCAATTGGATTTCCATTTACGTTTATTGCTTGAATGCTGAAAGACATTAAATTATTGATTGTATTAAAATAAAAAGAAGACTTATAAGTGCGCCAGTTATACCACTAAACAACCACCAAAGTATTTTTTTAATTGAAGTTAAATCATCTTGCAAATGTTTTAAATGGTTGTTAGCAATAATATCTAATTTTGTTTCAAGTTTTGCAACGCTGACTTCTACTAATGTTAATCTATCTTGTTCGTTATTTTTTGTCATAGCTATTAGTAATCCACTTTCCTAATTTTCTAAAAGGTGAAGTAATAGCACACCATACACAAATACATTTACATACTTTATATTTCATAATTTAATTCCTAACTTTTATAAATTCTGGCTATATCAAATATACAAGAAGCATCAATACCAGTAGTAAATGTTCCACCTGTTGATTGTGATAATTGTATTTCCACATAATCAGTTGCAACCAAGTTTAACATCTTTGTAATTGCTAAAGATGTATTTGGATAATGTGCTGTTTGTGTAAAATTAATACTTCCATTTTTTAATATTTTTAAAGTCCATTGTTCGCCAGTTCCATATGCAGTATTACTTGCAATATTAATCATTGCATTAATCATATATACACCATTTTGTCCTGACGCCACAGTATATCTACCAACGTTACTTGACGTGTCCATACCACTATGTGAGTCAGTTTGTGTGTTATTAAATGCAACGACAGTTGCAGTTGAGTTAGCAATTGTTTGTCCAGTTGTAGCAATTGTAGCCAAACATATTGGACCTGGTAATCCTTGATTGTAAGATTTTAAATCACTTACAGGAATTTGTTTTGTTGTAGTATTGTCAATAACAATAATAGCATCATCATCAGCAAGTGTAATAGATGATGTTGATTTTGCTGATCCATCTAGTAAGTTTAGTTCTGCGGCAGTTGATCCAACTGTTGTTCCACCTAATATTAATCCACTATTTGGCGCTCTAACAGCCGTATCTGCATTAATAGTTCCAGCAACGTCAAGTGTGTAATCAGGTGTATCATCTAAAATTCCAACTCTTTCATTTGCGGCATCCACTCTTACTAAATTATTATTTGTGTCACCATCAATTCTAAAGTCCATATCTTTCTTACCACTATTAAAGTGTATGATATCACCTTTAAATTCTGCTACAGTATTATGACTTCTGTCACCATTTGGCACACACGTGATTCTAAAGTATCCACCAATATTACCAGCTGTTGCATTACCATAACCATCGTGACTTGAACCATTGTGATCACCATCAGCTACAAAATAACAAGCCGCACTTGTTTGATTATAAGCGGCTCCATTCCAACCTGATGCATAAAATCCACCTAAAAAGTCATCATCTTCTGATGCGGCATCACTTGAGTCTGAGTTTGATTTTACAAACCAAACGTTTGAAAATTGATTACCATCACTTTTTTGTTTAATGGCCAATGTTGCCCAGTTATCGTGTGTAGTTGTAATTTGTAATCCACCGTTGTATAATAAGGCGTGGTCAGCTGTATCTGTGTTTCCAATTGATACTGGGTTATTAAAGTGATGGACTCCTCCACCCCAACTCCAGTTTCCTTCTGGTCCATAGTTACCTGTTGCACCTGTTTGTGCAGTTTTTAATAATATATCAGCGTTTGTTCCACCTCCAACTATACTTGTATTAATTGTTGGACTAGTAAGTGTTTTGTTTGTAAGTGTTTCACTTCCTGTTAAAGAAACAAAGCTATCACTTTGTAATGCTGTGTTAAATTCTGCTAATGACCCAGTTAAACTGTTACCAGTTCCACCAAGGTCAAATGTTTTGTTTGTAAGGGTATCGGTCGTTGCTCTTCCAACAAGTGTGTCTGTTGAAGTTGGTAATGTAAGTGTTCCAGTGTTTGAAATACTTGCTATCACTGGTGTTGTAAGTGTTTTGTTTGTAAGTGTGTCTGTGCTTGATTCTGTTACAACTGTATTATCAATGTTTAATGTGTATGTTCCTGAACCATCATCATATACTTTATCTAATCCTGTTCCAGCAACAACCAAAGCATTTACTCTGTCATCAACTCTTTCATCTGTATAATACTTGTTTGATGATCCTTCTGGTAATTGATCTGTGTCTGTTGCATTTAAATTTGTTACAAAATTAACTGATGTTAGTGCTGATGCTAGTTCAAATCTGCTACTAGAAGCATTCCAAGATAATATTTGTCCTGCTGTTGCTCCATTACTAACTACATCACTTAATGCATTAATAGATGTTGTTGCTACTCTGGCATCAATGGCTGTGTTTGCTCTTGCAACTGTGTAGTATAAGTTTGTGCCTTCTGTAACGTGTGTAGTTATTTGTGTTTCATTTCCAAATTTTCCACCTGCTGAATCATATTTTAATACTTGATTATCCTGCGGACTTGCTATTGTAACATCAGTTAGTCCATTTAATGCAGTTGCTATAATGGCATTAACTTCTAAATCACCATTTGAATCAAAGTTTAATACTTTGTTTGCTCTGTCTGTTTTGTTTGGAATAGTTAATGATGCACTAACTTCGCCATTAGCGTGGAAAGAAGCTGTGTCATAGTGTGATAATTTCAATGTTATATCATTGTCCATTTTATTATCTCTTGCAACAATGTTTAAATTATCAAAACTTGAGTTGAATGTTGCGGCACTAATAGCACCACCATTGCTAAAATCTGCAGTTCTGCTTGGTGTTCTATCTGAAAATATTGCAACTTTAACACCTGTTCCAGGTGCTGTTCTATATGAAACTGTGCCTGTTGAAGCTGTGTCATCAGTAGTATCATTTATTTCATATGCAGTTCCACCCGCTGAAAATGTTACAGTTGGTGAAGTTGTATATCCAGAACCTCCAGCTGTAACTGTTATTCCAGTTACTACGCCAGAACTAATAGTTGCTGTTGCTGTAGCACTTGATCCACCGCCACCAGATATTGTAACTGTTGGTGCTACTGTATATCCAGTTCCACCTGAACCCACTGCTATGGCTGATACTGCTCCTGATGATATTGAAGCTGTTGCAACTGCTTTAGTTCCAAGTGTTTGCAAAGTTTCGTCATTATAAACTGTTATGTCATTAACAGACATTATTTCAAAATTAAAAGGATAATCTTTTGTTGAATTATTACCCGTGTAAAATATTCTAGATGTTGTGCTTGATACTGCCATTTACTCTTTCCTTACCATAATATTTATCTAATTGCATACTAATCTAATAATTGTGTTACTGATGGCAACCATTTGTTTAGTTCTGCATCTTCTCCTGTTATATTTTTTGGACGATTAGTATCAATCAATATTCCATCATTACCAATAAACAATCCATCTTGTTCTGTTTCACCACGTTTAAGAGCTCGTTTGTTTCTACGTTTCCACCCATCGTGGTCAAGTGTATATTGTAACGTGTCAAAAAATTCTTCTTTAAATATGTTTAAAAATGGAATTGATGGTGCTAATGTTTTTAATGTTTGGCCACCAATTCTATTAATGTTAATTTTAGTTCCTTCAATAAATCCATTTTTATCATAAACACTAGGCGCACCAAATATATCACCTACTAAACTTCTTATAGCTGATACTGTCATACCACCCATATATCTGTCCATATCTTTTTCAAATTCAAATCCTGTGCTATATTTTTTATCTTTATCTTCATCAAGTGTTAAATTAAATCCACCTCTAATTAAATTTTGTGCTGATAATTCTATAAGTGGAACAATTGCAAATGTTCCTAATATAGGCATACGTGTTAATGCTGTTTCATATAATTTAGAATCAGTCATACTGTATGGTTGCTTTCCACTTGATATTCTTCTTAACTGCACAACTACTAGTGCTGGAATAAATGTTGCAACAGCCATACGTGCCGCCAATCTTGCAACTTGACTCATACCACCTTTTTGAAATGCACGTCCATATTGTTTAGTTCCAATAATCATTTGAAATGATTTAAACTGCATTATACTTTTATACACACCCATCATCCAATCTTTTTGTCCAGGTGTCTTATCCATAAATGTCATTAAGCTTCTTATTTCTTCATCAGGTCTAGGTCTTCCTGCTTCATCAATATTGTTTTGGAAAAACTTGTGCCACATATCATAAGCATCAGAAGTTTCACCTAATACTTCTTTTGTTTTAATAGTGTTAAATCCAGTGATGTCAATTAGTTTATCTGTTGAATCAACTATACCTTCAATACCTTTTTCAGAGTTTAATCCTCTTTCCCAACCATCAAGTGTTTGTTTAAATTCTTTAGTTGTAAATCCGTGTCTTTTTAATTCTGCAAAAAATTGTGGTTTATTAGTTTCTAACCAAGCCCAAGGACTAAATGCTCTTTGTCTAGACGTTGATAGTTTGCTTTTGGCCGCACTTACTTCATTCAATATTGAACTAACATAATGTCTTAACACACCCAACGCTCTGTCAGCCTGTCTATCAGATAGTTCTGCTATTCCTGTATGTTTCATAAATCCATTTGCAAATCTTTCAGACCAACCAAATACACCATTTGGATTACCTAATCTATCCAAACTTTCCATATGTCTTACAGTCAAACTTCCAATTTCTTGTTCAATTGATATACCCATCATTTTGGCCATATCACGCATTTCTTCTTTTGTTTTGCCTCTTGCATTTTTTACTTGATCATTAAATTGATTTACTGACTTAAACAATGGATGAAATTCAAATCCTTTTGCATTAAAGCCTTCCCAACCTTTTGAGTTTAACAAAGCCGCCGCTTGAAATGGTTCCATAATAGTTTGATCAAATAATATCATACCTAACTTACCCAAGTTAATGTTTCTAAATCCTGTTAAAAATTTACCTATTGTTGTTGTGTTTTCTTTGCTAGGTTGTGTTTTATCAACAATAATTTTTTCAAACCATTCCATTGCATCAGTATCTGCAAGTGCTCCAATATCATCATATTGACGTAGTGCTTGTTTAAATGTTCCTAAAAAGCCTTGCACGTCTGCACCAAACATTTGTGTTAGTGCTTGTTCATTTGCAATTGATCTAGATTGATTATGTTCTTGTGCTAAAAATTTAGGTGCTTTTTTACCACCACCATATTTTGCTAGTATTTCATTTTTAACACGTCCATTTTTATATATTATAAATCTTCTATTTCTTTTTAGATCTTTGTTACCTTTCCAACCAAATGCATAATCATCTTTGTGATATATCATATCATTGTATAATTTTTCTATTAGTTTTTCTTTTTCAGCTTTAATGGCTAACACATTTGTATCTTCAAATGTTTTTCCAAAGTAATTTAATACTGTTTGATCATCTATAGCATTCATCATATCTTTTTTAAATGCTTCTATACCAGCTTCTTCAACTGACTTTGCAATTAATTGTGGTTTTCCAACAAACTGAAACTTGCTCATTGAGCCACTTATACTTGCATTTTTATCTAGTATTTCACTAAACTTTTTCCATTTTTGCAATACATATTCTTTTGCAAGTGGATGCACTTGAACTTTTTCAACGTCACCAGCTAAATTTGTTAGCTCAAGTTCTTTAATACTGTTTGATAATTTCCATTCACCATCAACTAGTTGCACAACTTTACCTTGTCCAAAATCAAATGCAACTTTGTTTTGTAGTTCATATATTTGTTCTGCAATTGCATTATCATTCAATGCATCTAATGAATTTTTATATTTCTTTTTGAGATCATCAAATCCGTGAAAGTTTGGATCTCTCCACATTTGATCAATAACAACTCTAGGTTGAAAGTATAGTTTAGACATATTAACATCAACTAATGTTTCCAATGGTGGCATATCAGCCCACTTTGAATTAACTAACATTGATCTTAATACGTATGTCATTATTTCTTGATCATCCAATTTACCTTTGTTTTTTAACCATTTATTTTTTAAAAATTCTGGCATTGGTAATCCACTTGTCCATCTTCTAGAGCCTTCACTTTTCCATTTGTTAAGCATTGTATGAACGTGATTTGCAAGTGTATCTGATTTAACTTGTGTAGTATATTGTCCTTTAAAACGCACTAGTGCATTTTTAGTCATCTTTACTGTAACTAATTCACCAGTTAATTGTTCTAATGTTTTATTTGCTAACACATCATCAGTTAAAAATTCTTTTTGAAATGCTTGAAAACTTTGATTTTCATCAATAGCTTTACCAAACTTTCTATATAGAAATACTTGCAAGTCTAAATTTTGACCATTTTGAAATAATGCTTTTGCTGTTACAGTATCAAATGAATCTATAATATCTGGATTAGTTTCTAAAAACTTTTTCTGTGTATCAACAAATTGTTGTTCTAGTTCTTCTCTAAATTGTTTAATTGTTTTAGATGGCGTTGTTTCACCTTGATATGTTTTTTTATACATATCATCAATTAATTGTTTTCCAAATACTTTTATACTACATTTTTGCGCCATTATACATTTCCTCTGTTAATCCATAAACACTTGTTAAATTCTTTTAACTTCATTTGCATTTTAGTAATTGTTGCAAGTTCATCTTTTAAATTAACATACTTGTTCCATTGTTCTGTTATGTCCAAATCATTTTTTGTTTTAATGATTTCAGTTCCTCTTTTAGTTATACTCATTTTAATTCTACCATTGTCAATGTATAATCTAATTGATCCTTCTTGAATCTCACCATCAACTACGTTAATATATTTTGTATTTTTTGCACCTGTGTCAAAGTTTTTGTATTTTGTAGATAACAACAATTCCCAATCATCTTCTTTGTTTCCAATTAGTTTCCAAAGTTCATCCCAACTTGATTTTACTTTTGCAGTTTTTTGTCCAGTTGTTAGTATTGATGTTAGTATTTCATCAACACTTGTATCTAACTTCATTTCACCAGTTGTTGGATCTATTTTAAATTTAAATCTAGTAGTTGCAAATGTTTGATCCATTTGTCCTAGTTCATTCATTATTTTTTGATTTTGATATAACAACTCTGGCATTGTTTCTCTTGCATCTAAGTCTTGTGCATAGTTTTCAATGTCTGTAATTTTTTGCACATCTTCTGGTGCATACTCTAATGGTGTTCCATCTTTGTTTTTTAAATGTCCATATCTTGCTTTCATAAAAGCCATTTTACCTTTTACAGACTTTAATCCAACTGGTAATGGTGTTTCACCTGATATGTCAAATACTCTTGCACCAATTTCTTTTGGCGACACTACATATTTTCTACCATCAATATCAACAACAATCCAATCATATGCTTTTAAATCTTTACTACCTGGCTTACGCTCTGTGCCTTTTGCAAAAGGTTCCTGTGATAGTTTCATTACCTCATTGTCACTTAATGACTCAACAGATTTAATTTGATCTTGAAATGTTCCATCTTTAAATGCTTTAGAGTTAAGTGTTATTTCAAATCCATCTTTTTGCATTGATGTTTTAGCCCATCTTGACTTTACATCAAATTCTGGTCTAGCAACATTTATTTTTATTGTATCAAAATTACCTGCAAAGTTTTTAATAAATTTGCTACCACGTCCTAACATAAACTTAAATATGTCCATATCACTTAACCAAATGTTAAGTTCAAATTGATCTCTTTTCATTGCACCTGGCGTTCTAGTAACTGTCAAATGTATTCCATCATCGTTGTATTTTCCTTTTGGAGATACAGGACCATCAGTTGCAATCCAGTTACCATCTCTATCAAATTTCATTCCTTGATTTTTTATTAAAGTGTTTGGTGTTATATCAACTTTTTCACCATTTGCTAAATGTCCGCCTTCAACGTGACTAACATCCATTTCATCTCTAACAATTTTTTCATTTCTTAATTCTGTTTCTGTTAATGTTTTTTTAACTTCATCACTATTTTTTTGTGCTTCTTTAACATTTTTGTTAGCTTGATTTTGCCATTCATCAGCCATTTTAGCAAGTTTAATTGCATTTTTAGACTGTGTGTCTGCCATAAAATAAAACAATTTGTTACGTGCTTTGCTTATACCAGCAACACTTCCTACTAGTGTAGCAGGAATAACTGCACTACCAGCCGCAATTGCTAATAGTTCTATATCACTAGCTTCGTCCATTCCTCTATATCTTCTAGCATTGTTTAAGTTTGCGGCATACAATCCACCATAACCTAAACCATAATATGTTCCAATGGCCATAGCTCTTTTTACGGGATTATTTTTTCCAGGTAACAAATTGCTTGTTAGTTCATAACCTTGCATTTGTTTTTTTGCTTTTGCTTTAGCTAATGCTTTTCTACCTTTTTTTAATTTTGTTGCAAAACTATCTGATTTTCCTAATAACTTTTGTCCGCCTTTGTATAATAGATTAACACCTTTAGCACCACCTTTCCATAATAGGCCAGCACCCAAAGTTGCATAGTTAGTTTCATCACCAAATATCATAGCACCAACTCTAGTTCCCCATCTAACTGTGTGTCCCCATTTGCTACTACGTGCGGCTATGTTATCCCAATATCCAATGTTATCAAAGTTATCAGCTGATACTTTTGCTTGTAGTTCTGTTAAACCTTCTTCCCATTCTATTAATGGAACAGTTTCACCTTTTTCATTTGTTGTTGTTCTGTAGTTAGTGTGGCTTTCATTCCAATCTTTTTCATTGATTAGTATTTCTTCACTATCACCACCAAAGTATTCAGGAAGCCAACTTACATTTTCAATATCAGTTGTTTCACGCAATGAATCTCTAACAATAGATATCACACGCTCTTGTTGTTCAGCATTTACAGCCGCAACAATTTGTTGTTTAAATTTTGGATAGTTTGCTACTTGAACTTGATCTCTTGCAGTCCAACGTGATATAGAACTAACTGCCATATGTTAATCCTCCATTTCACTGAGTGCATCTTTATATATTAAGTATAATGTCAAAGTTGGAGATAGTTTTTCACCATTGAATCTTCCAGTGTAACCACCTGACTCTTTCATTTCATTCCATTTTGCATTAACTAAATTTTGTAATTCTGTAGCTTCTTTCTTTTTAGCACCAGCACCAGCTCTTTCACCAGGTTTAAATGTGCCAGTTAATAGTTTATCAAAGTCTGCAAATTGACTTAACATTTTAAATTCATCATTTGTAAAGCCGCCATCTTGTTGCATAGCTCTTTGAACTATACCCATAATAGCTATAGCATTTTCATTTTTATCACCAAAGCCTATTCCAAATGTATCACCTGTAAATATTTGTGTTTGTCCGCCTTCAGCAATAGCCATTGCTATATCATCAACACCACCATTTTGCACAATCAATTGTGATCCAATTTGAATGTATTCTTTTTTGTGTGCATAAAGATTTTGTCCATCTTTTCTAACAGTTATGCCTGATGGAATAGTAACTTCAGTTTTCCAATATGGATGTCCTGCGGCACTTTCATCAAAGCCTTTGTTTCTTTTGTTTTTATCTAGTTCAAATGTTAGTCCAGTTGTTAATTCACCGTTGCTTTGTCCGCCGTGTCCAACTAATATCATTGGACCATCTGTTCCAACTTTTGCATAATCTTTATCAACTTCTTGTATTAAATATCCAACACTACCTTCTAATCTTGGTTCTGCATTGTTTCTAAATGAATCTTCACATTGTCCAAGTGTTAATCCAGCTTCACATTTTACTTGCCAAGCTAGTGTGTTTTCATCAAAGTCATTTAAGAAATCTTGGAAATCACTTACAGCATCTTCTCTTAATACAACACTATTTGGAATACGTAATATTTTTTCATCACCACCTTTGTTAAATGTAACAATTTGTAATCCTGTGTCATATAATTGTTTAGCTACGTCAAATGCTTCTTCAAAACTTTTGTTGTGTTCAACCATTTCATTTTTAATAACTAGTTCAAATGCATTTAAGGCTCTGTTCATTTCAGTAGTCCCCATATCCATATATCCAGTTTTTTTATCTTTGAAATCACTGTGTGACATAATTGCTGTTGTTAATGTTCCATCTTTGTTAGCTTGTGCCCAAATACCTGGAAACGTTTTATCTATTGCTGGTTCATTAACAATTGACTGCAATATCTTTTGTTGTAACACATTATCAAAGCCTTCAAGTTCTAATGCAACAAATATAGGATCATCTGCTTCAATACCTAATTCATTTAACATTGATATACTCATATCAGCCTCAAATGCTTTAACTTGTTTAATACCTTCTAAAACTTTATTAACATCTTTGCTTTGTAAATTGTTTTTAACTACTGATGTATCAAATGGTAATGGAATCAAATCTAAATATTGTGCTCCATATCTTTTAGCCAAACGTGCTTTATGTTCTTTTGCAATATCTAATGCTGATCCATATACTGCACCTGAATGATGTTTTTCAGTTCCTTCAAGTGACATAGCTATGGCCATAATATCTGCTACTTCAATATCATTTATTTTCCATATATCCATTTTAGTATTTTCATTTAAAGTTAGTTCTAGCTCACTTACTAATTTAATTTTTTGTTTTTCTAATGTTAGTATTGCTTCATTTGTTCCTAAAAATTTTATATCATCTTCTAATGAAGCACCTTCATCATATAAGTCACGTTGTATTTCTAACAACTCTAGATCACTTTCAATTTTATCTAAGTTCCATTTTTTATAATTTTCTTCACCTAATAGCATATTAGTATGTTCATTAACTGCACTTTTGTTTTCAAAGTCTTGAACTACTTCACCATCAATACCAATGTCTTTCATTGATTGTATTTCAACTTCATCAAGTGTTTCACCATTATTGATTTTAGCATTGGCTTTATCTTTTTTCATATATTGTTGATCTTTTAGATCATTTTCAGCCAATGAGTATTTGCTATCTAACACACTTACTACATTAGCAAGATGTTGATTCTTCATCATTTTTGGAACTTCAAGTTCTGGAATAACTGTTTTAATTTTTCCTTCTATAAGTTCTTTAGCATCTGCATAGTAAGTGTCCCAACCACCTGATGCAAGTTTTTCTATTAGTTCTTTTTTAGCACCAATAGTTTTTGCTTTTTCAAAGTCATTAAGTATATCACCTTTAACAAGTGCAAACGTAGTATTTTGCACCCAATCAACTACATCTTTAGCATCATATATTTGTGTTGGGTTTTCATAGTTTGCTTTAACTGTTGCAACCATTTGATCAACAATTGTTAATATTTCTGCTTCTGAGTTTTCACCACCTAGTTCTGCTAGGTTTTCTATTTCTAAATAACCTTGTTCTAAAAATTGATCATTAACTTCTGCGTCAAGTTTAATTTTATTATTAACTACGTTTTGTGCAACAGCAGTATTTTTACCTTGTGCATAGTTGTCATATCTAGTTAATATATCACTTTGCCATTCTGACGGTGTTGATTTAGAAATATTATCTCTAATTGTTCTTGCTTCTTTATTAAAACTTTCAATACTATCTTGATTGTTTAAATATGCTTCATCAACTTGTTTTCTATAATTTAATATTGACTTATTAGTGTAAGCCACTCTAGCTGATTCTTTAAATGCATCGCCATATATTGTTCCAGGTGATTTAACTATTTCATTTGGATCTTTACCTTCTGCAATTGCTTTTTCACCTTCTTTAATACCAACTTCTTTGGCTTGTTTATCTAAATGATTGTTGGCCGCTTTATTAATTGTTTTTAATAACGAACCTGTTGCATCCGCTAGTATAGGTGCCTTAAACGATTGTCTAGGTTGTTTTTGTGATTCAAATTTTGTAATTTTTACCATTAGTTAAATACTCCTCGCAAACTACTAAATGCACTTGACAACTCACTGCCTTTTGGAAAATAACCACGTTGCATAGTTCTCATACCATAATCCAATAATGTTCCAGTAGCTTGTGTTCTTCCATAAGCTCTTTGGTTTGCCGCTCTAATAGTGTTTGCATAAACTTTGTTTTGTGTTTCCCAAGCGTCTGTAAAATCTTCATATGCAAATTCTTTTGCTGTTTCCGCCATAACATCAACTGGTGTGCCTTGTGTAACATCAACTCCACTAACGCCAAATTGTGTTAATTGTGTTCCAACTGCTTTTCTAAATTGTTTTCTTCTTCTAGATGATCGTAGTGCCGCGGCATCTTCTATATTTTTTATTTCATATTCTGTTAGTGCGGCTTGTTGATTAGCAAGATTAACTTGTTGTGCCGCTAACGCTGACGTTGAAGCCATTGCAATAAATGGGGATACAACGCTTACAACACTTCCAATTGTTGATAAAGTTCCCAACAATGATGATGTTGTTGCCGCAGTGGCTAAACTTGCTCCGCCTGCCGCTCCTGAGGCTAAAAATGCTGGCGCCGCCGCTGGTGCTAAAAATGGCATTATGAATCTCCTCCAGTTGTTACAGGCACTTTATATTCAATTGTAGCACCCAATATTGTTGCTTTCAATGGTTCATTGACATTAGCAGTTATAGTAATGTCTGGACCACTTCCATTTAAATAAACAACTTTAGTTCCTGTGTATGTCGTTGGTGTTGCATTTATAGTTGTTGAATTAAATGTTTCAAACCCTACATCGTAAGTATCAAATACTAACGACTGTGTGTTATTTAATATCACATCAGCACGTTTTTTAATAATTGACTCACCTCTTTGCGAGTATGTTTGTCCAACTATAACTGTTGCTGGTAATGTTTCAATTGCACTATCATAATGCAATCCTGCCGCAACATTAGTATATGTTGCTGATAAACTTCCTACACCACTTCCATTTAGTGCTATATTTGAATGCACACTTTGATCTGCCATAACTCTTACAGTTGTGCTTGGTAAGTGATCTAATGTTATTGATGTTTGACTAGATGATTCATCTGCCAAATAACTATCAACATAGAATTCTCTATTACTCATTTTTTCCAAATATATTCTATCTGAACTATTGATTGTTCTTTTTACTAGCACGTATAAAGTTTCATCAACTTCTACACACGCTTTAAATGTTCCTTCAGTTTCAATTCTGCTCCAACCTAATACATCTTTTTCAACGTTGATTGACATACAGGCCAAATTACCTGTGCCATTTACTACAAATACATAGTTTGAGTTTGTGTCCGCAAATGATCTTATATAACATAAATCAAATGGATTACTTAAAATATGGTGACTTATAAGTGAGTAGTTTTTTGCTTGATATCCATCTGTGTTATAGTTGTAAGCAAACGCTCTTAATTCTGTGTTGTTTGATAAAAACATAGCTTCTGTATCAACTAACGCTGGCTTGTGTTGATTATTCATTATACCATAGTTTGTTTGTTTTGAAATTGATACATTAATTGGTGTAACAGGATTTCCTTCCATTAACCATTCTCCACTTGATGCAAAAATGTATAATTGTTGCACACTCATTAAGTGATATATTATACTAATTTCATCTGAAGCCATTGTAAAACTAAATCCAGCATCATCAGTTATTGCACCTTTAATATGTTCTTCAACTTCAATACTTGATGTTCCTGAACTTGATGTTGTAATTTTTTCTAATTCAACTGATTTTGTTGTTGGTTTAAAATTATAATATGAAGCACTTTGACTTCCAAATACTGTTGATGGTTTATCTCTACTACCACCAAATATTAATCTGTTTTGATGGAATGTAACACTTCTAGGCCAACCCCCGCCATATGTTGAACTTAAATTACTAAATGCATCTATGTCCCATTCATCATTTAATACATTGTCAGCATTAACTAGTTCTTCTTCAATTGTGCAATATGCTACACTTGTTGAATCAACTTGATGTATTTTTGCTAATCCACCATTTAATTGGATATGCATATTAACGTGTCCAGCTGGCCAACTTGAGTTAGTCCATTGATATGTTCCGCCTGATAGTTCTAGTTTAACATTTGCACCAAAAGCCACATTTGGCTCACCTGCCATACTGTGTCCTGTTGGATAGTTTGCTACTGCTGTTACAGTGATTCCACTATCAAAACTAAAATTAGCTAATGGAACATAATCAAAATCTAAATTTCTTGCAGTCCAAGCCGTGTGTGATGCACCTCTTACAATTTTAATAGGTCTAAAATCTTCGTGACATATAATCATTGTGTCCAATGATTGTGCAAATCTTAATGATGAAATAGTTGTTGCGTCCCAAGGACAAACATTTGAACTTGCACCATTAGTAACAGTTGCTTGATATAAATCATCTTTATATACGTGAAATTTGTTTGGTTCAAACACTAATACATATTCTTGTTCATTACCAAAGTTAAATGATAATAATCTAGAACTTGTATGAAATCCTGCGTCTGGTCCTGTTGTTTCTGGATGATCATCAATAAATTCAAAACCTGGTCTTCTTTTTACTCCACCTTGTGGAAGTATTAACCAGTTTTTACAAGTTCTTAATCCAGCCTTATAGATGTTTGTGTCAGCCCTTGCTTCCATATATGGACCAACTTCACCTTTTGTAAATAAAAATTGTGTTTGTTTTAATGTCACTTTTTTAGCCTCTTACTATGTATGCTCCTTGATGAGCTCTAATTAATGATCCTGGACCAACAATAGTTTTAGCTGGTTCTTCTTGACCATCACTAATTCTTGCTTGTCTTAATTTGTTTTGGAATTCATTATATAGACGCTCGTGTATTGAGCCTATACCAGTAAGTGCTTCAGACATTTCAAATGCCAATTTTGCGACTAAACATTCTGTAAAGTATGCAGGAAAGTCTGCTTCATCCTGTTCTTTAATATAAACTAAATTTGCTACAGCAAAATTTGTATATACTTTATCATCTTCAACGCTATAGTTTTCATCATAATTTCCATTTGCATCAAATATTCCTAATACTTTTACAATGCTTGATGGAAGTTGATAAACATAGTCATAATTTTTATCTAAAATTGTTTGTGATAATTGTGCTAATGCAACTTTAGTAGTTGCAAAATTCCAGTTTGCATAACTAAACAAAGTCGTAGTTACCGTGTCATACATATTTGAAACTACTTGTGCCTCTCTAGTATTTGCAGTAAAACTAGTTATTGGACCTGCACCAAGTCTAATTAACGCCATTGAAGCTATTTTTTCTTTAGTCATTGCCATCTTATATGATCTCCACTTACTATATCTATATTTATATAGGGCGACAATGCCGCCCTATATTTTAGTCAATTATTATGCTTCAGTAACTTTAACTTCTACTAAACCACTTGCGTCAATTACTGCACATCCTTGTGAGAATTCTGCAGTTACTAAATGAGCAACTTTTTGAGGGACATAATCAAATCTTGAAGTAATGTCCTTACCAATTGCACATCCAATCGCGTCAGAGTGGAATGCGTAACAAGATCTTACGTTTGATGCAACTGTTAATAAGTTTGAAACAATTAGGTTAAAGCCCATTACATTTGGAATGAAACCTGTTTGCAAACCTTGAGTTGCAACGTAGTCACTTGATACTAAAGTTGTTACGTTTAACATATCAGTCAATGCTTTTGGTGATATTACCATAAATCTTTTACCATCGTTTGGAATATCAGCAGAGTTCATTGTTTCAGCAGTTTCAACTAATTTAGCTAAAACTAAACCTGATGATGCTGTAACGGCTGTCGGTGACGCCGCGTCCATAACATCAATAAGTTCTTGGTCATAAGCTCTGTTTAGAGCAGATGCAATTGCTGATTGATATGATTGTCTGTAATCAATATTAGTTTTTAATTGGTCTATATCTTCGATATATTCACCTGCAACGAAATTATTAAGTGTTGCAGTCACAGTTGCGTGAGCCGCCGTCGAACCTGTGTATGATGCACCATCACCTGGTGCTGAGAATGAACCAGAATCAGACATTGCTCTTAAGTCTGCATTTCTAGTTTTGTTTTTAATGTAACCACCTTTACCTAGTGTGTGAAATTTATATGAACTACCAACAACTCCTCTAACAGTTCTAACTGCACCTTGCAATTTAGAAGCCGTTTGTTGAGCTAATTGAGTCACATCATCTGACCACATAGTAGTAAAAGCATTTGTTACTGTTCCGCCTACTGCCATAGTAAGTGTCTCCTTATATATTGTTGTTATAATAACAACTGATTAATATTAAATTAACTATTATTTTTGAGAATTGTTGATATGTGGGTTCAAGGCTTTAAAAAAGTTATCTCTACTGCACAATCAGTTCTAAACTTATAGTCTAAACCTGTTGCACCTGGGGCCCTACTAGTGGGTTATCCCGTCTTCAACATACTTATTTAGCACTTAATTCTGTAATTTCTGCTTTGACCCTATTTAAATTGTCCGTAAATATTTTGATATACCACTGTTGTTGTTCTTTGTCTGGATACGTATCCGCTTTAAATTTTTTAATCTTTGAAACAAGATAGTCCTGTTCCATTTTTAAATATTCTAATCTATCCTTTGGGTCAGCTTTTTTGCTATAGCCTGGTGTATTAGCTTCACTCATTATCATATTCCTCCCTGTATTTGCGATACATATTAAAGAGTGCGAGTAACCGTTGTTCAGGTTTCTTTATTATGTGCAACTGTTCTTTTAGTTCAGTGATTGTTTGATTCATATCCACTTCTAACCATTCTGAAAAGGTCATTGGATACTCATTTTCTATAGGAATGTCGTCTTGCACTAGTTTGCTAACCTATCCATATGTGCGTATATACGCCCAATAACTTTGTCCAAATTTAACATCTCTTGGGTCAGCATAGCCACCATTGTTTGCAGTTCTATGATTGTTATTAACGCCCACGTTGATAGTCCCATTAATATTGTTCCTAATAGTGCTATCAACATAGTGTTTGTTTTACGTGACATTACCAGTTTTTACAACTCCAATAACGTGCAGTCAGCTTGTTCTTTGCTGTGCTACACTTGTGCCTTGCACGGAATGACTTACGCCTTGCTGGGTTTGACTTCTTGATGGTCATATTTGGATCACCAAAACGTATAGTCTTCACGTTGCCTGTCTTGGGATTACGGACATACACTTTGAACTTCTTGCTTTCGCCTGGAGTCCGTATTGGCTTGTTAAGTGGTTTCTTCTTGTCCGCCATTAGTATTTCTTTTTAGATTTGTAAGACTTCTTCTTACCTTTACTTTTACTTTTAGTTGATTTACTTTTACTTTTATACATTTTCATTTTATACGCCATTTGATATCTCCTGTTCTGACTTAACTGATCCTACTACACGGAACGTTGCTACAACGTTATAATTGTGTCCGCTGACCGCAGTGACCAGTCTCGTCTAAAGTGTTGCAACAGCGTCAGTTAATATGGCTACAATGGCTCTCAAAATGAGGCTATGACACTGAAGCAACATAAATATTTATGCAGAGAGAGGCATTATGGCAAAAAGAAAGAATCGTCCTACGATATCAAATTGGACACAAGCAATATTTAAAAGACAGATACGCAAAAACAAACGTGGTTGTTGGATATGGCAACGTTGCAGATCAACGGCAGGTTACGGCATATTGAGATACGACAATCGTAACTGGTTAGCCCACCGTTATGCTGTGTTGTTGTTCAAACTGGCTACGCCACGCAAACTAGAACGTAGTGTTGTATTGCACACCTGCGACAACGGACACGGTGGTTGCGTCAATCCCAAGCACTTACAGGTAGGCACACAGCAACAGAACGTAACGGATATGAAGCGTAAAGGTCGTATGCGACATCCCAAACAACAATAGAACCAAGGTGGATCCAAGGTGATCACACAGTTTGGGGCAACTGTGGCACCCGCTTTATAGAAAATTATGGCCGATTTTAATTGCTTTTAGTATGTATTATCATCTTGCAAAATAGTGGGGCCACCCTAAAAAAACAATTGCAAGTTGTTCTGATAAATTCATCTTTGCCATCTTGCTAGTATTTTTTTACAAATCACTGTGCATCATATTATACCACTGTGCCTCACTGTGATCAATAAGCTAACGTTCGCTGTGACTTCTGCCCCACACTAATACCACTATGGTTCTAGATCAATTTGCTTACGCAAATCATAGTGATCAAGCAAAGCTGGATCAATCTTGCAGATAGCGTCTCTGTAGTGCTCTTAGTCTGCGTCATTCATCACAGCTCTAACTATTACAACTTACAGTTAAGTTACAGTATTATCAATATAATCACATTACCATAGCTCTAAAGCTGTCAATAGTAGTTACTGCGTAATGTCGCTCAAGTGTTCGCTCTAACTAGCTTTTAGCTATCTACTATGCTTTAGGATACAACACGCAACGCATAACTGCTACTATTACTACTACTTCTATTGTTGCAGTTATGCGTCAGTCTAATAGTATGCTTACGCATACTATAGTGTTTATAGAATATCTCGCTACGCTCGTAACTAGCTGATTGCTAACGCAACAGCTACGAGAGGAGGCGACAGACTCCGACAAAATACTGTGTTTCAGCTTGGGGGTTTTTTGTGGAGGATGCCGCAGAATTTTATTTTTTTTTGCTAGAGACTCTAAACAATCAGAGAGTTGTTGAAAGTCTGTGTGTAATCAGTATAGGCAGACTTATGTGGATACCACCGTGACCCAGCATTATACCACCGTTCTCCACTGTAGCAGGCAGGTGATTTCTACGGTGATACCACGGTGATTTACTGTATGATACTGCTACGCTAACACTACTAACAGTTGTAGTATGCTTTTATAACGGTGCGTAAAAAACACAGCAGGAGGCTGTATGATGA